TGTTGTCGAAGTGTCAGATCGTCACATAGTTGCTCTAATACAGTTTTCATAATACTCCTGATAGGCTTTGAACATTTGTTGTTCCCTATTTGCAAAAAAAAATTGGAGTTGGAAAGCCCCCACCCCGAAGGGTGAGAGCAAGGGTTGTTAGAACTGGATAGTTACAGAGTCGCCTTCGTAGATAGTATTTTCTTCGGAGTACCCAACCATTGTCTCAGGGCAACCGCAGCCATTTGTGGCTACAATACCTGTTGCTGGATTAAGTATACAATTGTGTTGATCGGCTAGCCTTACGCTTCTGAAACCAAGGATGACCCGCCCGTCAGAGTGAACAAAACCAATAACTTTACGTTCAGGGTGGCCACGAGTGATTGTTGTTTTGTTAGTTGACATAGTTTTCTCTTTCTCTTTATTATTTACATAGTATTTCTGTGAAAGTTCACCGGGAAGAGGTTTTATATATGGAATAAACATCTAGTTGTTTTGCAGACGGCCAAATCCAAAGCTCTTAGTCCAGTTGTAGATAGAGCCGAGACTGACATCAAAGTAGGATGCCGCTGTTAGAGGACCCTGACTTAGAGACATTAGTACCGCTGCTAGGCGAGTCTCGTCATCGTATCGGCTACTGATCCGGTTATCGAACTGGGTCTTGTAGCAGACAGTTTGATAGCGGTTGGCGAAGTACTGGGTAGAGTACCCATAGGTCTTCATCCAACGCCAAACAGTGCAACGAGCCACATTAAAGTGATTAGAGGCCTCTGTTGCTGAGTCAAGTTGGACTGCCACAGTACAGACAGCGTGTCGAAAAGCTGTGTTGTAGGTTCGCCCTCCCACGTTCTTATCTTGGATGTCTTCCAGTGTGATGTTGTTGCGAAATTTCTTTGGCTTACTAAGCAATTCGATGTCTCCGTAAGGGTGGTTGTTACTAAGTTCAGTCAAGTTGTTTGTCACTGAAACTCTGCAGGAGTGATTGTTAATCTCAGTGACAAAACCAATATCACCAACCTTGTTGCAACTCGACCAAGAGTTAGCTTTTAAAACTACCTTGTCACCTACTTTAAGTTTACTTGCGTTTTTCATAGTTGTATCCTTTCCTAAAGGTGGTTGTAGCTTTCATCCGCACTAACACGGCCCATGTAAGCTTTCATGTTGTCAGTCATATTAGGTTGTTCTTCTTCTTTTGTAGCCGCTTCATAGGTGTGACCCCACTTAGCGTCAATAGCTCCAACAAGAGCAGAGAAGGTGTTATTGTGGTCACGGAGCTTTCGAGCAGGGAGATAGTCTGCACGAGGAATACTGGTTACTTTCACGTTAGAGTCACCGAACATATCGCGGGCAATGCTCTCAGATACAATTACATCAGAACCGTTTGGGAAGGTTACACGAACTTTTTTCATAGAGAAGTCTCCTTTGTGGGTCATTGTATTTAGAAAGTCAGGTTTACTAGTTATCGCCAATATCATTACCCCATTCTTCTTCGGTAATTCCTGTTTTGAAGAACTCACGGTCATCAGCACTCAGGTTAGGAAAGGCATCCTGTAGGAGGGTCCCCCTCTCGTAGTCACGTATTTGTTTAACAGTAATGTCTAGTTCCCTTTCAGTAGTGTTTCCTGAAAGCATTGATACTCTTTTGACAAGCATTAAGATTTTTCCTCATACTTACCAAGCAGAAGCAAAAGGAGGACTCCTCCAAGAGGGAAGATAATAACACTGATGACAGCCCAAGGGATACCTTCACGATTTCGGGCTTCAGCCATAGTGAATACGAGCCAGCCAAGCAAAGCCCATACAATAATCGTAATTAGAATTTCCATAGTCTTATCCTTCCAAAGGTGTGAATGTGAGGTTGTGAAGTATGGCAAAGTCTTCCCATCGGCCTTCCCATTGCTCTGTGGGTTGGTCATCGTGTATTGCTTGTAGGTGGTTCATTGCTCGTGCAGTTAACCCTTGGAGAGTAGACACACCCCTCTCAGCTAAGTAGCTTGCTGACTGCCCCTCGAAACCGAGTTCATACTCTTCATCAGGAATTACACAACCAATAGCACACATGAGACCGTTATCGCCACGGTAGCTGCAAAAGGCACCGGATTCGTCTGCCATACTTTTGTTAACAGATTTAACCCCCTGCTTACGGAGGTGGGCAACTGACTTATCAAAGAGTTCTTGAAGTTCCATAGTGTTATCCTTCTAAAGTTGTGAATTTGAGTAAGCTATGTTTGCTTACTTTGTATTCAGTATTATTCAAGGTGTTCAATCATTAAACTAGTTGTTGGATTGACTTGAGAGCAACGGTAATTTGTTCTTCTGTTTGCCAGTTCAACACGTCTTCAGTGATGTGGGTGTCGTAGCACAAACGGTCACCCTTGAGGACAGCAAGCTCATAGGTACCGCCAGATGTCCTGCCAGTCCCTCCGCGAAGGACACTCGCTCCGTAACCGTTAGTGAAATTCAACTCAGCACGTTCGCCGCCTATAGCGTTGGGCTTAAATTTTAGGTTATTAAAGGTCTTCATGTTTTATCTCCAAGGTGTGTTGTTTGTGTAAAAGATGTGAGTGCCATACTGACCATCAATATCGTAATGGGTGTTCCAAAAAGGGTCAACAGAAACAGTGTGGTAGTGTGTTGAAGTAATGCTGCGAGAGTCCTCACTCATTATCTCCAAGGCTAAGTCTATAGCACGATCCCTCGCCTCAACTTCCTGAGGGTTGTCAAAGCGAAAGATCTTGTCGTGTTTACCGTCATGCGTAAAGCTAAAGGCATTAGGATAGAAAACGACCGAACAAACATTGTTTGCATAACGGCTGTCTTCAACTCTATTCATTACCACTTCGCCTATGAAACGTTGTGCTTCCAGAGTTTCGCTTCTTCCTTCAAAGAAGATTGCCGTTGCTAGGCAGAGTACTTGTTCGATCATTTTCTTAGTTCCTTATTTGTTTAGATAGCTTCAGTTATTACGCGGCGACCTGTCAACTTCTTACAGGCCGTAGTATTCTTGCTGTCAACTTCTACAACGGTTGCCATGTCGTTTGACCCTGCTGGGATAATGATATCTCCCAAAGCAAATTTAGAAAGGTCATCGACAAGGAAGTGATATGTCTTTGAGGCAACACCACCCCCGATTGCCGAGTTGAAACGAATACCAATTGTATTTGGCATTACTTCAATGATTTGCTTGACAGCAATTATTTTATCTGTACCAGATACCTTGACAACGTAATCAGGTCCATCACGACCAATCAAAGTTACATATTCTTCAATTCCGGCAACGTTAGCTTTGTAAAGTTTTGTCATGTTTTCTTCTTTCTTATTTTCGCTATTAAGGTATGCTGGTTCACTTATCATAGATATTTCGCAACAAGGGTTTCCAAAGTCATCGATATTTCTTCTTTTAGAGTATGGTCGTTTGCTACCATAAAAGCTTGCTCTGACGTCTACTTCAGATTCAAAAAGCTCATCTAGCCAGTATTCTTCATCAGGGTCCATTAGACGTACGCTCCTTCTTCGTGAATTTTAGTTTCCTCAATATAGTTAAAAAAGCCACCGTCTTGAGTGAAGTAGTGACGGGAAATCCTCCACTCGTGAATGTTTCCGTGGGCCTCATTGCCTAAAGCAATTGCCTTGCGGAGGTTGAAGTGTGGTGGTAGATCATCCAGTACTACCTCAAGTACTGCGCCTTTGCTGTACATCTTAGCCTTTTCTAAGCTGTCAGTCCAGAATGTTAAGTCGGATTGTTGGTATCCCTCTTCAAGAGCTTTTGCTTCTTTGAGAGTTGTTCCGCGAAAGAATTTGTACATAGTAGATCCTTGCTGTCTTGATTTAATTGGACTAGGTACCGAGGCACTCCAATATGTTGACTTTCAACAACCTTCAACTATCCAGCTTTCGACAATTTTGAGCTTACGAATAAGACCAAAATTTGCAGTGAAAACTCTAGAATTAAAAGTTGGGATTTACTCATTTTTCTTTGTCGCCTTTCATTTTAAGGTAAGCAGCTGCAACTAGACTTATTCCAGTTAACACTCCCGCAAGCTTATAGTATACGTCATTGTCATATTTCTCGTCGAGGTCTTTGTCTTTTTCTTTTTTAGTTTCCTCTTCAAGTTTAGTTTTATAGTCTGCAAAAGAGTCCATTCCTTTTAAAATGTCTTCTAACATTTTCTTTAAAGCTTCGTCCATTTTTTATTTCCTTCAATTTACTAGCGTAGACCATTCCAAGAAGAACAGTAATCACTAAGGTGGCATCGTGGCTGTCCTTTTGGTTTTTGTTCATTTTCTAGTAACCACCATTTTAAAGCACTTCACCCACAGCATAACAATTATGTAATTTCTAAAAACACTTGGAAACAGTAATAGTACAAAAGGCATTTTCATAGTGTATTCCTGTGTTTGAAGGGTGGGTTATAAAGCCCGCCCAATTGTTAATTTACAAGTGTGGCTTTTTCAAACCTTACACCCTCGTCTTCAATACTTAAGTTCTTTCGCGCTTTTGCATTTGCAACAGCAACGGAAATTTTTCCATAAGCAGAGATAGCAATCAGTGTAATAGGTACTGAGTATTTGATGATATTAAGCATAGTATTCTCCAATTTGTTCGGATTAAGTTTTGATTAAACAGTTTAAACCTTGTTCAGGTCTTCTATTTATTTACACCACTTGTTTATTTCATTTAAGAGTCTAAGTTCAACTATTACGGTAATAACTACACAGATCACAAATAGGACACTTAGTGTGATTATAGCGACTGCCAAAAAAGTATTCATTGAGTTAGCTCCCTTTCAATGTTTTCTTTTGTTGGGATAAACCAACTACAATCAGACGCGGCCATTTCACCCCCTAAAGAAGATCCAGCGACACCTGTTGAAGCGTAACCGTGGTGGACATTGTTTATATGCCATATGTAAAAACAATTCATAGTTTATCTCCAATTTGTTCGGATTAAGTTTTGGTGGTTGATTTAGATTTCTCTATTATAGATGCCTTGTTTTTCTCACTTTTTTTGGCCTAAATTTAGTCCGAAAACAGTTAAAAAAGGACGCCCCAAGTAAGGGACGCCCAGTGTTATTTCTTTTTAGGCTTTGGTTTAGGTTTTACCTTGGGTTTAGGTTTTACTTTAGTTGCAACCTTAGCTGCAGCCTTAACCTTGGCCCAAGACTTACGGTTCTTATTATTTTCTGACCGCGTAACCTGCCTTAGATTTTTCGGTGAGTTGTTAGACCTATCTCGGTCCTTATGGTCAACATCACCTGACCTTATCTTTTTACCAGTTTTAATTTCCATGACAACACGGTGTACGTAGTAAGCCTTACCATCAATGCGGACAGTCTTATACCCATCACCGTGATTAGTACCAGCCTCGGATCCCGCAGCCTTTCGACCACGGGCTTCTTTCCAATACAGCTTACCATCTTTCTGATCAAACAGATCTGTCCATTTCTTCATATTGTTTCCTATCTTGATTAACGTCTGTAGCTGTTCTCTTTATTCTGAGAATTAACACCAGCCGCAATCTGAGGTAGCATCTGAACAATCTCTTTACGAGTCTGCCTAGATACGTCACCAGAAACATTGATGTTGAATGTTTGTCCTTTGCCACCTTGTGGACTTGTAAACTCACCCACTTTATCAGCAGGTATTACAAGTTCTCCGGGGGTCAACATAGCAGGTACAGAATCTCTGTCTGTACGAGTCGTGCCAAGTGGTTTTACAAAGCCACCGTTGTTTAATCCGTTAAGCAAGGAGCCACCACTAAACAGGCCAAAGATAGAGCTAAGGAAGCCACCGCCTCCGCCGCCCCCGCCGCCTCCGAAGAGGCCACCGAGAAAATCACTAATGCCACTAAATATATCGCCAAAGGAACTTACAATTCCAGCGCCGTCTTCTTGAACAACACCAGATAGAGTAGTAGTAATAGCTTCCCCTGTAGACTTACCAATACTGTCACCAAAGTCAAACAAGCCCTCAAACAAACCCGCAAAGGTATCTTTTAGGTTGAGTGACTCAAACAAGGCTTCAGTGAAAGCATCAACAACAGAGTCAATAATGTTTGTGGTAATACTGTCTAGGAGATCCCCAAAGAAGGTTTTAAACTTATCTAAATCTTTTAGGCCACCACTCAGCAAATCACTAAAGGTTGATTTTATGTTATCGTACTTTGACAATGACTTATCTAAAGACTCACCAAGACTATCCTCAATACCAATTCTTTTCTCTAATTCAGTATTTAAAGTTCTAGCTTCATCAAGTTGATCAACACCAAGTTGGGTGATTTCTTCTTGTATTTCTCTTATACGGATAGCATTAGACAAGTAGCTATCAATTTCAGAGGAATCGAGTCCAGCACTAATCAGGTCACTTATATTAAGAGAGGAACCAGAAGCGCCAAGAATTTCATCTAGACCACCAAAGTTTGTAGTAGAGATTATGTCACTGATAGCATCTTTGCTTTGCTTTAAAACATCAAGAGCACTCTTTCTAGCGTCTACTTCCGTAAAGGCAAGATCGTTAAGCCTTTCCTGAGCGTCTGCATAGTTAGAAGCTTCCAATGAAAGAGCTTTCAAACTGTCTGTAGAAAACTGGGAAAGCTCAGTCAAGTTAAAGTTGAAATTAGTTTGTGACAAATCTGCCATTAACTGTTCCATTTGAGTCTTTACGGCTTCACCAGCACCGCTGCTGCTACCGCTTGCATTTCCGACTATGCCATTAAGTTCAGTCAGCTTATCTTCATACTCTGACAAGAATTTAACTAAAGGATCAATTTCTCCTTCACTGATACCATCGACACCCAAGGTGCTAATAACGGTTTGTAGACCAAGGAGAGAGGCGGTAAGTGTAGCTATCTTTACACGAGTTTCTTCATCTTTCTCATAGAGATCAAGCTCAGAGATAGGGTCATCTACTAATGACAAAGAAGCGTTAATCATTGAAACAGTACTTACTGTTTCGCTTAATACCTCATTTAATCCTAAAGCAAGTCTGTCAAGTCTAAGCTGTTTTGAAATAGGGTCAATGTTTGAAGTCATAGCAAGGTTAATGTCCCTAGCAAACCTTTCAATTGCACTTACATTTGATGAGTTCAATAGGCTAACATCTACCGCATCTGCCATACCTTCTGCCAATTCGAGGGGAATACTGTTAAGGGCAGCATTAACACGAACTGACATACTTAGGAAGCGACCCTCACTTGTAGTCACCATATCCGCAATGAGCGAACCCATGGCGTTAACCCCTTGAGAAAAACTCTCGAAGTTAATGAAGCTAGCAAGATCAGGTATGTTTTCTGGGCTGATACCCTCTGAAATTGCGGAATTCAAAGATGATGAGATAGCATCAAACACAGCTAGTGGTATTCTTGCATCCTCTGGTATAATCCCGTCCTCAAAGGCATCCATACCAATTTCTCTAACTGCCCTTGCAAGGGAGTTGTTAAATCCAGCATAGTCATCAACAATCTTATCAAAGGCACCTCTCTTTAAGGCATCTTCAGCAAGAGCAACAGCACTAAATAGATTTTCTCTAACGTCGTCTGATGCAGATGCAAATTGGTCAGCAGTAATACGGGGAATATCTTTCCCAAACTGTTGTGCTACGCTTGCCAAATCAGTGTAGGATTTGAAAGAGTCTTCAAGCTCGGTTGCTGCAATAGAGTTGTCATTAAACTGCCTGATAGCAATTGCTATAGCATTCAAGGTAGAAAGAGAACCCTCTAAGGCTTGGGAGTTATTAACTGCCGACCCTTCGGAATCCTCACCTCCAATATTACTCGCAATACCCTCAACAATAGCTGCCTGTTCTTTAAATATAGCAATAAGAGAAGCAGGTACTTGTAAGTCTTCTTGAATATCAAGTATAGGTAAAATAGCACGCAGTGTGTCTCTAGCGGCTTTTTGAGTTAAGTCTTCTATCTGCCCAGTAGTTGAAATTTGACCAGACATAGCTGCGTTTAAACCTTCACCCCCTTGAAGAGGTTCAAAGGTTGTTCCTTCTACAGTTATTCCCTCTGTGTTAAAGAAGTCAAGAAGTTTTCTAAGATATTCTGAGCTTTCGCCTTGTGCAGCAGTACCTTCAGAAATTCTAAAGGCAAGTCCAAAGAGGTCTGTAGTGTCAACTTTGTTAATTGGAGACGTTCCTCCAAAACCAAAAATTCCACCATCCTTGAAAGATTCTGGCTTAAATAGCTCAGTAAATACTGAAGTTAAATCTGGTAAACCATTTTCAGGCACACGAGAATTATAAACCGCAGTTTCTACATCACGAATAGCTCTGACTTGTTGTTCAGATTCAAGCCTTGAGTTCTCCCCGTTTTCTTCAAAGGATGCGTTGTTCCTTTCAGCAACAGCGTTAAGCGACTTCAGAGAAAGTTCTAGCTTCCTGAAATTGTTGTCACTAACCATACTTAGATCTAAACTACCAACAAGCTCCTGAACTTGAATTTCTTGTCCACCAATAGAGTCTAGGTCGGCAAGAAGCGGCTTTAGTTCTCGTGCCATTTCTCTTGCGGCGAGTGTAGTGCCTGTAAAGAAAGATCGGATACCACTACCTACATTAGAAAGCTTAGCAAGAAAACCATCACCTTTACCAAATAGCATTACACCTATTAGGCCAACCGCACCTGCAAGGAGGAGTCCGGGAAGGGAAAATAAACCAAGAAAGAATGCACCAATTCGTGCGCCAACCGAGAGTAATCCACCAAAAACAATCTTAGAAAGACTTGATGTCATAACCTTTTTGATGACACCCAACAAGGCTCCCGGTTTACCAGTTTTACCAAACATAGTAAGGCCCATAAGACCAAAGTCTTTAAACTTAGTCAAGGCAGCAATGTTAACAAATCCAACAAGGTATTTACCTGCAGAGAGAATAGCACCCCCCGCTTTACCTAACCAACCTATAATAGTATCTGGGCCGAAAAGAGCCAAGGTCATAAGACCGCCAAAGGCAATCTCTTTAATATTTGAAGATACTGCCTCAACCATTCCGTCAACTTTTGCACCAGTTGATGCAGTAGCAGCGTCTGCAGAACCAGCAGCCAAAACAAGGCCACCAATAAGTGCTGCAATACCAAGATACTTTGAACCCTTAAATCCTTTTGCTAGGTTGTCACCCATGCTTTTGCCAAGATTTGAAAAAGCAGAGCCAAAAGAATTCGTGAAGGCTGGCCCAGTAAATGTACTTGTCACGGATTGTTGCATAGAAGCTATACCATCCCTGAAAGTTTTAGAAAACTTACCTGAGTTAACTTGTCTTTTAAACCCATCAATAGAAGCGCCAGCTTGTTTAAAGGCATTGTTGAAGTCGCCACTTTTAACGGAGGCTGTAATACCACCTAAGTTAAGGGACTTACCCAAACCTACAGTGTCAAGTTTAGAAGCTGAAGATGTAACACTAGAAACCAGTGTTCCAAGGAAACCTTTTACTTTTGACAAAATGGCAGAAATACCTTCACTACCAAAGACAGTGTAAGCTAGTAGGCCACCAGAAATAAGAACCTCTCCAAGAGCACCGCCTTCAGTGAAACCGCCAAACAAGGAGTTTACTGTTGTCAAAACACCAACTACACCCGCAATTAAGCGAGCAGAGGAATTGTTTTTACCAAACAAAAGAGAGGCCATTAAGCCGCCTTTACCAGCACTAGAAGCACCAAACAAGCTTGTGACTGATTTGATTGTCTTACTAAAGCCTCTTGTTAAAGAAGATGCAGCAAAAACTGTAAGGAACGCACCAAGTAGTGTGTCAAACAATCCGCCTGTCAAATCTGAGAGGAGACCCGGAATAATACCAAAGGCACCTTTAATCTCTTCAATGAAAGCTGCACCAAATGCCTTACTCAAGTCAATAAACGCAGTAAGAATTAGTGGAATGTTCTGTATAATAGCATTGACAAACTGACCAGCACCGCGACCAAGGCCAGCACCAAGGCTAGTAAAGAAAGAAGATCCTACGATTGCTGTACCCATAGACTGCGCAAGACCATTTGATATGCTTGAAACAAGACCGATACCAAAGGAGATACCTACTTTAGCAAAAAGGACAGGTGACAAAATTGCCAAAATAGCAGCGGTAAAGCCAACTGCCAGACCTTCAGCAACTCTTGGTAGAGTGCCAGCCAAACGGTTGTAACCTTCCGCAATAATCTCAGAGATTAAACCAATAACACTGGTAGCCACACCTTTAACAGTATCTAGCACAGCTATGCCAATTTCTTCTAGTGATTTGTTCTCAAGGAATACTTTGATCCCTACCGAGATATCTGTTATTTTCTCTTTACCTCTTTTGAAGGCGGCAATAACAGTATTGTAAAACTGACCAATAAAGGTTGCTGTTTTAGTTAAGTTGATCTTGGCTTTGTCATAAACACCTTCCATTGTGTCAGTCCACCAAGAGTTGCCAATAATTTCATCGTAAAGCCAGAAGAAAGCCCGCTCAACTTTGACCGCAAACTTTTTAACAAAGTCGCCAGTCTTAGATAGGAAGCCAGTCTTACGGTTAATGTCATCCATGAGACCACCCCAGACTTTGTTTACAGCAATTCCTGTATCCAAAATTTGTTGAGCAGAAACACCGATGATATCACCAAGTGTTCCAACTGTCTTCTCAATAGATCCTTTGTCAAACGGGTTAATATTTTCCACTAGATCTTGTAGGTCACCAAAAAATCCTAGGATTTTTCTTGTTGAGAGTCCTATAACATTAAGCCCTGCATCAATTACCGCAAACAATTCTTGGAATACAATTGTTATAACCGCAATACCTGATGCTAAGAATTCCATACCTACAAAGGAAAGTAGGATGTCTTTCAATAAGATGCCGATGGGCTTCAGAACATTGTAGAATCTTTCAAAACTTGTGTACCTAAAAGCAAGAAGCTTCTGATCAACCAAGCCAAGGTAGATACCTGTATTTACAAGGGAGAAATTAAGTTGGCGGATTGCCCTCTCTGCAAGGTTGCCAACGTTATACCAGCGTGCACCATATGTTGAGATAGATGTGCCCAGATCTTGCAAAGCATAGCCAAACTCAATGAGTGACTTTGCGTTGAAAATCCTAAAGATAGTACCTTCAAAGCCAATACCAAGAACAGAAGAAACAAAGGAATCAAATTGCCCAACCAGATTAAACAGGTTAGTGCCTAGTAAGCTTGTTCCATAAATTAGACCAACAAAAATGTCATCTGTAAGGGTTCTCATAGGTATAATCAGTCTTGGCAGGGCATCAATAACTCGTCCGATAATTGCAGAGAAGATACTAAAGACGCCTTTGGCAATTTGAACAAATCCAACTGTCGCATTAGTTAGTCTGTTAAATATGTAAGCACCCTTTAGAGCAATCAAATCTGCGTTCTTATCTAAGAAAGTTGACAGAGCTTCAAACCCAAAGGCACCAGAGCTAATAGCTAGAGTAGAACTGTTGAACTTACCAATAACCCGTTTTACTTGGTCAAACAGCACAATAAGAGACTTACCAACTGTGTTGTTTGTAAGCAGGAATTCATCACCGATAGCACCAGCCTGACCCTTTAAAGCATCAAATACAACGGCTGTTGTAAGCTGCCCTTCTTCCGCAAGGCCTCTGAGAGCACCCATGGCAACTCCCATACTATCTGCAATAGCTTCCGCAATACGGGGGGCTTGCTCTAGAACAGAGTTAAGTTCTTGTCCACGGAGTTGACCAGAGGCCAAACCTTGTCCAAGTTGGAAAATTGCTGCTGAAGCACTCTGGGCATTACCACCACTAATAGCAAGCGCCTTTTGAACGGTTGCTGTAACTTGTACCAAGTCCTCTGTAGAGGTTACGGTACCATCCAAGGCGCGACCAAATCGGTTGAATGTCTCTACTGATGTCTCAATACTACCACGAGAGGAAGCAGAAACCCTGTAAAGTTCATCCAGTGTTTTCGTTAATTCTTTTGTTCGGCCCGTAACAAGGGCAACACGGTTTTCTAATTCAATGTAGCTGTCAGATGCTTTAGTTATGGCGTCCGTTCCGAGAGCAACGGCGATACCTGTTGCAATTGCGTTAAAGGCTGAATTTACCTTGTTAGCTGTCTTTGCTATGCTGTCAACGGAATTCTCTAGTTTTCCTAACTCCCGACGAGCACGACCAGTATCAGCATTTACTTTAATATTTACACTACTCATAATTCCTCCTAGCAGTTAAAAAAATGCCCCCAAAAAAAGCTCTGATATAGAGCACCATCTGGGGGCGGAGTTATACATTACAGCAAATCGGCTCTAAACAATACTTGCTCAATGAAGTATCGCGGTGCCTGTTTACTATGACCATCGTTTAGAATAGAGATATATTCCACATTGTTGCTTATCTCACCTGCTTGGCCGAACGCAAATGTTTTCTTTTTAATAGAGTACCAACCATACCTAGCATTTCCCGTATCAACAGGTGTAACAATTCTAAGTTGGTCAGTAGCATAATCTATCCTGTCATGGATATTATCAAGAGCAAGTACATTTACCTCCTCCTCAATTCGCTTGATTTCTTGTGAGAAGTCTTTAACTGTCAACTCTATCATTTATTTTCCTCCGAGAAAGAAGTTAATTTTATCACCGTTGACCGCCGCAAGCATCTTGTTAAGGAATTGCCCAGAGGGTACAGCCATATCTTCTTTGTTGTGTTTATCTTCTGCCTCTTTAATGGTTCTGAGGGTAGTAAAGGCTGACTCTGGTTTACCTTTGTATCCCATAGAAGACATCAACATGTAAGTCCTATAGTCTTCCCGCCAGCCTATTGGCTTATCCCTAAACCAAGATATCCACTTCAATAACTCCGTGTAAGGCATTTCAGCCTCTAACTTATATACGGGCATACCTAAATGATACGCTATCTCGTATATTGTGTCTTCCTCGGAAGTTACTTTTCCGCTTTATCATTCCCCGACAAACCAGAGTAGCTCAGGATTACATCAACCAGCTCTGTAAGCTCTGCGATTGGGAAACCATCAAATTCGTCGTCGCTAATTTCGTCTGCGCCGATAACGGCAATTCGGATTACATCGCGCAGCAAACCGATTTGTGCGTTTTCATCCTTAGCAGCTTGTGATTTTTTGACAATGCTTTGTACTTCCATGACTTCCTTTACGGATAGACGCGAAACTTCTACTTTGTCGCCCATGAAAGGGACTTTTTTGCTAATCTTCTTACCAACTAGGTGCTTCATTTTATATTCCTTACTTATTTATTTGTTTGACTATTATTTAATACGGTCTCTGTCCGAAAACAGAGTTGGGTTTGCGACTTGGAAATCATCAAGGATCTTTCGAACCGTGTGAAGTAATGAGAGTGTTTCCATAATCTCACGACCTGCTTTTGAGTCGTTATCGAAGTCTTGGAAACGTTCAAATGTCTTTCTAATACTGATGTCAACGCTACGCCTCATGTGTCTGAAGGTAGTTCGCATGACAAAACTTTTGCTAAACGGGTTCTGCATTATATTCTCCTGAGGGTAGGAAGGCCCGCTAAGGGCCTCCCCACGATTACTTATTAAGAAGCAGCTACGGTTGCAGGACCAACAAAGTCGGACTGTGCAGAGAGTGTAACGGTTGCGGTGTTAGCATCAGTCAACTGTGGGTTAACAAGGATAGCTTCAACCTTACCGAGGAAATAAAACTCGGTGTTATTTTCAGTGATTGTAGCGTTCAAGCTATCAGCCAAAGTCAAAACACTACCGCACATAAGAACGCGGAAGGCCATGCTTGTACCAATCAAGTCGTGGATAGCTGTCATGTCAGAAGGCACATAGTTGACAGTCACTTCGAGAGAAGGAGCATCAGCTTGACCTTGAACCTGAGACGAGGTTGCTTGGCCGTAAACAGGAACGTTTACAATGTTAGCAGGCGTACCAACAGAAGGGAATTCGCGTACGGAAGGCATGCGATCAATATTTGAGGCGTTGGCTGTTTGAAAAAGGGCTGCAAATTCAGCGGAGGTGTCTGTGTCAGCTGGGATTGTGCCAGAAAACATATCAAGGTAAGTGTAGATACCAGCGCCGAGGGTTGTAATGTGTGTCATTATTAAGTTTCTCCATAATGTTTGAATGTAATAAAGTAGGATGCGCTATAAAGCGTACTATTGTCGCTGTCTATTCCTTCCAGCGTTAAGCGGGAAGTTCCAAGCTCAGTTCCATTTGTTAGTTTCTTGTTCTTGAAAACAGAGTCGAGTTCACTAGAAATTTTCATCATACGGGTCTGACCTTCGCCAGCCTTTACAAAAATTTTTAGGGCAATCAAACCTGAAAGAGAAGTAAGACCACCATAAGCTTCAATAGCCCCACTTGAGGGCATCACTAGAAGTTTACAGTATTCGTTTGGGTTATTTAGTTTACCAAAATAGTTATCCGGGACGACCTCAATTAAGTTGCCTGTCCAAGCGGTTGAAGCAATTACACCGTTAATATCTTGTAGGAGTAATTCATACATTATGAGACCTCCCTAGCAAGTATAAGTGTAATAACAAAGTCATCATCTGAATAAGACTCAATGTTATACGTTTTGTTGTTAATTTTTATTGTATCATAGATTGAGACATCAATACCAGATTTCAGAAGTGCAAGGGTCTCAAAAGACTTACTTGTTGGCTTCTTAGTGTTTGTTAGAATGACATTTACTGTTTTGGTTGAGGAAGTAGAAACAGTTCCACTACCTGAAAAATCATAACCTGTTACCTTCTTTGAGGAGAGCTTACCTTCCTGAACAAGATCACCTGCTGCGGCAAAAGCCTTATCAACAGCGTTACTGACCGTGTTTCTTAAAGACATTAGTTATTCCTCCACCATGTATGAGCGCCACCCCGAACCAGTAAGGGTCGAATGTAACGAGTTGCATTAGGTGTTTTCATAGGTATCTTCCTAACGTCTTCATTAGAGTCAGTTAGAGAGATTTGACCGACCTTAATAGACTCGAAAGTCTGGGTCTGACCACCAAGAAGGTCTTCATTTTCAATAAGGTGTAAGGCTTGCTCATAGACAGCTGCCTTTACCCTGTTTGGAACCTCGTCCTCGGCGACACTAACTACCATTCCCATTTTAGGGTCTGAGTAGTTAGCGCCTTTCCGGGGCCAAGCAAGAGCCTGAGAAGAACTAACAGCGTACCCAATCCAAGCGTTTTCGTCAATGATCTGCGTTGCAGTCACTAAGGCTTGATCTTTAACTTCGTCACTTGCAGTGAACCAGTTTGCACTGTCAATACGAGTATCAAAGTAAAGGTCAGCCTCAGTAGTATCAACATAGCTATTTGTGTTAAGTACTAGTGCCATTAGTTCCTCCTAGAATTACGAGTGGAAGATAGGGAGAATACCCAAGTTCAGAGCGTCTACTTTACGACCCCAAGAAGCTTCAGCAGCAAAGTTTGCGTTTGTTGCGAAGACGTTAGTTGCGCCAGCCCAGTCGTAGCCGGAAGGGTGCATGATGAAACCATAACGGTACCAAACATCAGTAGAGCCACCACCAGTATAAGCAGCAGCATTACGCTCTACTTCAACAGGGGTAGAAACACCAATTGGTGCAAAAGCAACAGATTCAGGCTTAACTACGAAAGTAGCCTTTGTAGACTGTGCATTCAAGTCACCTGTAGT